TCTCGATTATGGGACTTATGTTAAGTCCTTTTTCTCGGTTATGTATAACCCGTCCTGCGTGAAAGTTGGCGAATTAGTAGATAGAAGCCGAAGAATTCATCACCGAGTAAGTTGGAACAACGCTGTGCCTTGCATATTGCGAGAAGAATACCGGAAATTGTAACAGTTTGGACACTTAAAAAATGGCGCTAACAGTAGAAAAAATAACACCGTTGATTGAAGAGTACATGGGCAACTTGTCCCTTGTCGCTCGGAAATTAGGTGTTAGCAGAACAACGGTCTATCGCTTTATGGAAAGCAAGCCAACTCTGAAGGTGGTATTGGAAGACGCACGCGAAAAGATGATAGACAATGTGGAGTCGAAGCTATATAGCAAGGCGCTGGATGGTGACACGACTGCGATGATCTTCTTCCTGAAGACGCAGGGAAAGTCACGCGGCTACGTTGAGCGGCAGGAAGTTGCCAGTGCGAATGGAAACGAAATGGACGGCAAAGCAGAGCCGGTTATCGCGCGTTTAGACGCCTCACAGATCGGGCGGGCGTATATTGATATGTACCGCGATATTCTCGCGCATGGGCACACGGAGTACGTTCTGGCAGACGGGCGCGGTTCTGGCAAGTCAAGTTTTGCCGGCTTGGTAGACGTGGTGCTGCTGGTCAATAACCCGACGTGGCACGTGCTATGTATCCGTGAACATGCAAACACCTTGCGCAATTCAGTTTATTCGCAGATTCAGTGGGCGGTAGATCAGTTGGGATTGTCTGAGAAATTCAAGTTTACCACCTCACCGCTTGAGATTACTTACATTCCAACGGGGCAAAAGATATTTTTTCGCGGCGCAAACGATCCCATGTCCATTAAATCAATTAAGCCTCCATTTGGGGCAATTGCTATCCTCCACTTCGAGGAGTACGACCAATTAGCGGGGCCAGAAACGGTGCGCTCAATCATGCAATCGGCAATTCGCGGCACGGATATTGCGTATATCTTCAAAGTGTTCAACACCCCGCGCTCGATGAATCATTGGGCAAACAAGGAAATGGCAATTCCAAAAGAGAATCGCTATTTACACCGCTCCAGTTACCTCGAAATGCCGCCTGAATGGTTGGGGCGGGTATTCCTGGATGAAGCCGAATATCTGAAGCAAGTCAACCCGGATGCCTACGAGAACGAGTATATGGGCGTGGCTAATGGCACAGGCGGCATGGTATTCCCGAACGTGGAGCTTAGAGCCATAACGGACGAAGAAATCAAGTTGTACGACGGCATTTACGAGGGGCTTGACTTCGGATACGCGGTTGACCCCTTGCACTGGGTACGGCTTTCATACCACGCTGGCAGACGGGAACTTTACATTTATGACGAGTTCCGGGCGGTCAAGATGGGCAATAAGGAACTGGCAGAGACGCTTATTGCACAAAAGGGCTGCGGCTATTCAAGGATGATCATTGCCGATAGCGCCGAGCCGAAGTCGATTGCCGATTTGTGCAATTACGGGCTAACCGTTAGGGGTGCTGAGAAGCCGGCGGAGTCGGTAAGATACTCGATGAAGTGGTTGCAGAACCTCGCCAAGATAGTGATTGACCCCACGCGCTGTCCGTTCACCGCGCAAGAATTTACCAGTTACGAGTATCCGCGAACGAAAGATGGTTTGGTTATGAGCATCTATCCAGATGAAAATAATCATTCCATCGACAGCACACGTTACGCATTAAATCTGCAATGGCGGAAGGCGGGCAATTAATGAGCTGGATCGCTGATGTAGTTGACGCCGTGAAAGGATGGTTTTATCGAATGTTCACACGTGAAGAAATAAAAAAGGCAATCGGTTCTGATATTGCCCCGACCGAGGAACAGCAGAAGACGATCTCGTTGTGGGCTTCAATGTACCGCAATCAAGCCCCCTGGGTGGACAATGATTCCATTTTTTCGCTAAATCTCCCCGTCACAATCGCCAGCGAACTTGCGCGGGCGGCAACATCCGAGATGACTTTGACCCTATCCGGTTCGGCACGGGCAACGTGGCTTCAGACACAAATTAAGCCCATTATCGATGATATTCGCACGGACTTGGAAGTCGGGCTTGCGTTAGGCGGCATGGTTTGGAAGCCAGTACCGGACGGCAAGAATATCAACGTGAGTGTCATTCCGGCGGACGCGTTCTACCCAGTGCGCTTCGATTCAGCCGGCGAGGTGGTATCCGCCGTGTTCGTCGAGCAGAGGCAGGTTGGTAAGAAATATTTTACTAAACTCGAAGCGCATGACATCAATAAGCAAGGCGTCTATACCGTCACTAACAAAGCATTCGAGAGCGAGAGTCCGAGTCAATTAGGGCGGGAAACACAACTGAGCGTTATTGACGATTGGGCGGTACTTGAGCCGGTTGCCACTATTATCGGAGCGGATAAGCTGCTGTTTGCCTATTTTAAGGCGCCTGGTGGCGATGTGAAGGACACTGGATCACCGCTTGGCGTAAGCTGTTACTCGCGGGCGGTAGACTTAATCGAACAGGCTGACCGGCTTCATTCAGGCTTCTTATGGGAGTTTGAGTCTGGCAAGCGCGCCTTGTATGCGGATGTGGTAGCATTCCAGCGTAAAGATGACGGCACGCTCATTCTGCCCGATAAGCGGCTGTATAGAGCTTTGAACTCCACGAGCAACGTGGGTGAAGGGGACTTGTTCAAGGAGTGGACGCCGACTTTGCGCGAGCAAAACTATCTGAATGGTTTATCGGCGATATTCAGACGGGTGGAACTTGCGTGCGGTTTGGCTTACGGCACGCTCAGTGACCCTGAATTGGTGGCGCGCACGGCAACCGAAGTGGCAAGTACAAAACAGCGCACATATTCTACCATTCGCGATATTCAGAGAAACTTGCGCACGGCTTTAGAACGGCTAATAGAGGTCATGGACTTCTACGCAACAGCGTACAACTTGGCAACAAAGGGCGCGTACAACCTGGAATTTGAGTTCGATGACTCCATATTGGTGGATAAAGACGCGCAGATGCAGGTAGACCGGCAAGCCGTTTCAATGGGGCTTATGCCTAAGGCGATTTTCCTGATGCGCAATTATGGTCTTGATGAAAAGACGGCTAATTTATGGCTTCAGCAGCAGCGTGCTGAAACGCCAACGGATGTGTTTAACGCATGATACTTTTTGACCGTGTGGACGCCTTACTGAACCCGCTTGAACAGCGATTAGAATCGTTTTACACACGCGTTCTAACGGATTCGGCGCGTTCTCTGGCATCGCTTCTGCGGGCAAAATCAGCCTTAAATCAGGCGCTGTTTCGCGCGAGCGAGCTTGCATATTCCGAGGCGTTATACAGCGATTTATTGCGGAAAATTGCAAAGCTCTCAGGCTACACGGAAAAGGAATTGCGCACAATCTTCAAGAAAGCGGGATTTGAGAGCATTCGAGATGAGCAAGCGATCATCGGCAAACTTGGCTTAGAAGTGCCTGAATTGGCGGAGTCACAACAGCTAACGGGAATAGTTAACAGCGTTTTTGCCAGAACAAATATGGTCTTGCAAAATCTTACTCGATCCATCGCATACCAGGAACAACTTCAATTCATCGCCGCTGCCGATGACGCATACTTAGCTGTCAGCACTGGCACACTTGGCATAGATCAGGCGATCAAACAGGGCGTGCTGACTCTGGCAGAGCAAGGGGTGCGGGTGCTCAATTCGCAGACGGGTCGAGTCGAGCAAGCCGATGTTGCCATAAAGCGCAATATATGGACTGGCATTAATCAGGCAACTGGTGACATGACACTGGCAATGGCTGCTGAAGCGGGGACTGACTTGGTCGAGGTAAGCGCGCATCCAGGAGCAAGAAATAAGGGCGTAGGGGCGGCAAACCACGAATCATGGCAAGGCAGGGTTTATTCTATCAGCGGCACACATCCAAAGTACGAGCCGTTCATCGAGACCACCGGATATGGCACGGGAGCGGGGCTCTTAGGTTGGAACTGTAGACATTCGCTTTTCCTGTTTTTCGAGGGCTACGAAAAGCCAACCTACACGCAAGCCGAATTAGACCGCGTGAATAACGCGCAAGTAACTTATGGCGGCAAACAGATGGACTTATACGAGGCAACCCAACAGCAGCGCTATTTAGAGCGCGGCGTGCGGGACTGGAAACGCCGGCAGGCGATGTTTGAAGCCGCCGGCTTGGGTGAAGAGCACGCAATGGCTGGCGCTAAGATAAAAGACTGGCAATACCGGCTGCGTGACTTCACAAAGCAGACCGGACTTGAACGCCGCTATGAATGGGAACGGGTATTCAAATAATTATGGCATTATGAGCGGCTTATACCGCTTTCATTGCAACAAACTATGCTGACCGCGAGCGTAAAGAGGCGGCACCTGCGAATGGCACTGCGTTAGTGGCTGTAAAAGGTGGAGAGGAAAGGATAGGTAAAACATGAAACGCGAAGATTTGGAGAAACTCGGACTGGAAAAAGAGGTTATTGACTCTGTCATGACCTTATACGGCAAGGATATTGAGGCACACAAAGCCAAACTTGCCGAAGCCCAGGCAGAGCGTGACGGGCTGAAAAGCCAACTGGACGAAGCCTCTAAAACTATTGATGGCTTCAAAGCGCTGGACATCGAAGGCGTAAAGAAAAGCGCCGACGAATGGAAGGCTAAGGCTGAACAAGCGCAAAAAGACGCTGAAGCGCAAGTCTACAAGGTGCGTTATGAGAGCGCCTTAGCGGACGCGCTGAAGGGGCACAAAGCCAAGAATGTGAAGGCGGTCAGGGCGCTATTGAATGAGGCGGATCTGAAGCTGACAGACGAAGGCTTAGTCGGGCTCAAAGAGCAACTCGAAAAGATCAAGCCTGAGAATGATTACCTATTCGAATCGGACACCCCTACGCCTAAGATTGTTTCAGGCGGGGGCAACAAACCCATCGAAAACCAAGACGCAGTCATCGTTGCCGCGAGGAAAGCGGCCGGACTGCCAACATAATAATAGTTTGAAAGGAAACTAAAATGGCACAATCTATCGCTTTAGCACAGAAATTTCAGCCAATTTTGGATGAAGTTTACAAATTATCATCTCTCACCGCTCGCATGGACAGCTTGACCAAACCGGTCAACTTTGCCGGCGCAAATGTGGTGCAGGTATTCAAAACTGACCCTATCGGCTTGGGCACTTACAACCGTGTTAGCGGCTATCCTGCTGGTCAGGTTGTGGGCACATGGGAAACCTTGACCCTCTCAACCGAGCGCGGTCGCTCTTTCGTTATTGACCGCATGGACGACGAAGAAACTCTCGGCATGGCTTTCGGCACACTGGCAAGCGAATTTATCCGCACTCAGGTTGCTCCTGAACTGGATGCTTACCGCTTCAGCAAATACGCCTCCGCCTCCAACATCAACGCTGCAACTCCTGGCACTCTCGATGCCAATGGCATTATTGCCGCCCTGGATGCTGCAAAGTTGGAATTAGACAAAGACGAAGTTCCAAGCGAAGGTCGCATCCTGTACATCTCGGACGCTTGCTTGAGCTTGCTTGAGGGCAAAGTTTCACGCTTCTTAGCCAACGAAAACAACGTTGACAAGCGCGTCACATCTTACAACGGTATGCAAGTCATCATGGTACCACAGACCCGCTTCTATCGCGGCGTCACTTTGAACGCAGGCGCGGCTGTGGATGCTGGCGGCTATGCCAAGACCGAAAATACCGGCAAGGACATCAACTTCATGATCATCCACCCATCGGCTGTTTTGCAAATCGCAAAACACGAATCTCTTAAGGTCTTTACCCCTGACGAGAACCAAACCACCGACGGCTGGCTGATTCAATATCGTATCTATCACGACGCGTTTGTATATGCAAACAAAGTCAACGGTATTTACGCTCACTGGAAGGCTTAATCAGGATCGCTATGAAACTGACTAAATGCGGCATCACCATTGACGTAAACGCGCTTGAAGCGCCGCGTTATCTTGCCGCTGGGTATGTAAAAGTGGAGGAAAAGCCGGTAGAAATACCGGCTAATCCCCAACCTGAAGCGCCCGAGGTACTGGAAAAGCCTAAAGCGCGCAAAACAGCCATGAAGAAAGGAAACTAATATGGCAGAGATTAAATCACTTACCGGCGCGGGCTGGCTCAAGGATGCGGATGATAACTTCCAGTCTTTGAAGTCACTGGCCGGTTTACATGTTACTCCGTTCGTGTTTGACACGGCGGCAAACGATGCGACCTCACCGACTCCAGTGAGTAACAAGACCGTCGCAGCCCATCCGCTTGCGGTCACTATCCCTGATAATGCAATTGTGATCGGCGGCTCGATTGACTGCATCGCGGCGGTCACTTCGGAAGGCAATGCTACGGTAGCTATCAGTCTTGTAGCTGATAACGACTTGCTAACCGCGACTGCAAAAGCAAGCCTGGCAATCAAAGCTCAACTGCCGCTTGCGGCTGTAATTGCGCAACCGATCAAACTGGAAGCGGCTAAACCCGTGACCGTCACCGTTGGTACTGCAGCTCTCACGGCTGGCAAGATCAACGGCTATATTATCTGGATGGAAGGTGAATAATGGCTGGATCAATTTCTGGAATTGACTGGATTAGCAGAATGCCCGTGTCGGGCGTTCATACCGTAACCAGTACCGAAGCGGGCGCAAACGCCGTGCTAATTGACACTGGCGTGGCTGGAGCGACTGGGTTTATTGTGCAGATTGCAAGGTCTGGAAAAGTAGCGTCTTCGGATGCGGCTGTTTCAATTGCCGCCGGCGTACTGACCATTGCCGACGGCTCAACTTATAACGTCACTGAAAACGACGTCATCAACTGGATCGTATTCTAAGAGAGAGGCAAGGGATGGCAGCGTTCATTGATTTGGAGTATTACATCAACACATACAAGGGCGTGGCCGTCCCTGCCGACTCGTTCTACTTCTATGCGGAACGCGCGTCAACGGCTGTGGACTTTCACACCTTCGAGCGCGCCTCGGCGATTGTCACGGCTGCTGAAGACGCGGCTCTGATAAACAAAATCAAAATGGCAACCTGCGCGGCTGCGGACGCTTTGTACAACGCGGACTCACAAGCGAACGGCGGATCAATCGCAAGCGAAAAGGTGGGAGACTACTCGGTCAACTTTGCGGTATCACCCGACACGGCTTTGACAGTCAATGCGAAGGTGTCCAATGCCATGCGCGAGTATCTGGCATTTACAGGGCTGCTATTCAGAGGGATGGACTAACATGTATACGCCTCATTCAATGACCTGGTATGAAGCCACTAAAAGCGGAACGACTACCGTCTGGACGCGCCATGAAGTGCAACCGGTGATGTGGCAGTCTGCAGAAATCAATATTGCCGATAAGCAAGGCTCAACCTCGGCGGATAAAGCCTCGATCTACGTTCCACTCATTGCCGGCAACTTTGCCTTCAAAAAGGGCGATATTCTGGTCAAAGGGCTTGTAAGCGATGAAATC